GACCATTTGAATAAGTATTAATCCTAACAAAACAAGAATTAAGCCTTAAAGGTCTTTGATAATATGAATTAATAGTTTCACTTGATATTGGGCTTGAATATGTCTTATTTAGCAAATAAGTACCAGCCTCATTTACATTGTTTCCTGCTCCTGTAAGCATTTGTACAATTGTTGTACCTGATGTAATGCCAGTTCCACTAAGAGTTTGACCAAGAGAAATGCCCCCAGACTGAATAGAAGTAATAGTGAGAACATTACCAGTAATGCTTCCAGTAAAGATAGCACCAATTTGACCACCTGGACCAATGGTGTATTGAGTCTGACCAGAAACAACAGGAAATATGATTTCATTTTTATAAAACACCATCATGTCTTCATTAGACCATTGGTCTAACATATCTTGAAGCATATCAAATGCATCTTGCGCTGCTTCAGCTGTAGGAGTTTCACCAGCTTCTAAAGCGCCAATGTCTTTTAATGCTCTACTTATGATGTCATTAGGTGTGGTCATGGTGTTGTATTAGTTAAATTAATATCTAATCTATTAATAGAAAAATAATATCCTGCACTTGCTGGTATTGTTAAAACACCAGTTGAACTATTTATTGATGGGGCACTTGTAAATCCATTTACTCCAGACATTGCAACAAAAACAAGCCCATATGAACCTTGTGCTAAAAATGCAGTAACTAAATAAGCTCCAACAGTTGAACTACTAGTTCCTTGATTTGCAGTAATCATATAATTAGCAGTATAAACAGCTTGATTACTTCCAGTACCTAATGATAAATCATTTGCTATAGCACTAGTTGTGACATTTCCTGGACTAGATAAACCACCTAAGTTGCCTGAAGAACCCAAAAATGGATTACCAGCTACATATTGAGTTCCATAAGTTCTATATTTATTCAACAATGGTACATTTACATTGTATGAAAGAAAATTTTGCAATTTCGATGCAGATGCGTTAGAAGATGGAATATAAGAATTCAAAATTTCATTTGAATAATTATTGCCATTAATTTGAGGAGGAGGGTTTCCACTTGGAAAATCAATAAAATCTAGTGCTTGACAAAAACATTGTGAAATTCTTGAATATATAATGTTTCCAACATTTAAAAATAATAAAGAACCATTATTTCCACCACTATAAGGTATTGGCGAAGTTTTGTAAAAACTACAATTTTGAATATTTAAAAATTGCAAAGTTGCTAAATTAGTAGTTGCATTAATATGAAAACCAACTGCAATTTCTTCTCCTTCGCAATTAGTTAAATTTACATCATAAATAGCACCACTTTGAGAATAGAAATCACCATCATTAATCCACAAACCAGCTTTCATTAAAGCAACATTGGTTGGGGGAGTTCTATCATATCCCAATATAGGATCAATATAATTTGTGCCGTTGTAACCCTCGGCATATTGACCATTGCCACTAAAATCACAACCTGTAACATAAAAATGTTTTGTTACATAACTAAAAAACAGTCCATTACCCCTATTGAATTGAAATCTTGAATTTTCAAATATATTAAAATCAACTGGACTAGAAGCACCACTAGTGTAAGTAACTGTAATTCCATCACCATTATTAAAATCAGATATAACATTTATAAATGTTCCTTCTTGTAGTCCACAAGAAAAATACATTCCAGAATTACCACAACCTAAAACGCTAACATTTGATAATGTTCCACCACCGATATTAACTGCTGGACTTGCAGAATAATTTAATCCAATTTGTTGCGGTTGCCTGTGATAACCAACAATTGCTATTCCAGTTATATTCCACCCATTTCCATTGCTGATTTGCAAAATTGGACCATTGTAATCAGAAATAATACAACATCCAGTTGCAGTTGCGGCAATCATCTGTGCCCAAGTGTATGTAGCATTTGTGCCCCAATCCATGTAATAACTTCCAGAACCACTAGGATTCCAAAAATAAGGATTTGCTGTACCTGGATTACCACTAAAAGACCTGATAATTGCGCCATTACAATTAATGGTTGTGTTTACATAATACCTTTTATCTTGCAAATAAATTGCTTTTTGATTGGTTGAAGACCATGTAAATGCAGCTTGTATTGCAGCACTATCATTTGTAACCCCATCACCAACAGCGCCAAAATCTTCAACGCTAATCATTTCTGATAATTTAATTTCTACAGTTGTTCCCACTGCTCCATTTATAAAACTACCATTATTTTCAGCTTTAAAACCAATCAAAGAAGCGCCTTGGCTTATGTTTGTTGTATTTGCTAGAGCAGAATAAATGTTAGAAAAATCGTTTATAGCAGGAATATTGTCATAACTGCCAATTTGCGTTGCAGAAGCTGTTTGAACTACGAATTTATATGTTTGACCAGGGACAACCCATATTTCATTTGTAACTCTGCCTGAACTATCTAAAACAATTGGATTTGAATTTTGTATAGTTCCTGTATTTGATGTATAAGTAGCAACTGGTGTTGTTGTTCCAGCTAAATACGAATAAATTAATCCACCAGACAAAGGAACACCATTATTATCAAATAATTGTGCTCCAGCACCAGCAAAAAATGAAAGATTAACTGTGGTCATTTTTAACCTTAAGAAGTAATGGGTTTAGGAGGGTTTAATACTGAATTTACAAACAACTGAACCATGCTATCCAATTCGCCTGAATTGCAAATAACCAAAGTTTCATATGTTTTTTCATTAATAACAACCGAAACCAATGTTTGATTACCATTTGTAGAAATAACTGTGTAATTCATTATGTACTCGCAGTTGATCTAAAAGAAGTTACTTTAAACACAGTTGATCTAGCAGAAGCAAATAACTGGTAACTTCCTCCTGTTAAATAAAATCTATAATCACCAGCAGCTGAAGTGTTTGTAAAATAAAGGGTTGAAGTTGATTGACTGATTACTTGTGTTCCACCTCCACCACATATTAACAAAGCATTACATCCACTATAACCAGCATCAGAAACAAGTATTAAACCAGAAAAATTAGCGCCAAAATTTATTGAATTCCCAGAGCTAACTGATACAGAACAAGAGGAACCATCAAAAGTTGGAGTAGGGGCTAATGTGTTATAGGTTAAAGCTATTAAAGTAGTGCTAGATTGATAGATGCCAGGCGCATTAAAATTTGTTCCATCATATTTAAGAGTAGAAACTGTATTTAATGCACTTGTACCATTGCCATAAGGAATATAGCCAGAAGTAAATGATGTTTGCCCAGTTCCACCATAAGGAACGGTTATAGTGTTTCCTGACCAAGTTCCAGCAAAATTTGTAGCTGTTAAAGTTCCTGTGCTTGGCACAAAACTTAATTTAGTGCTTGAAGTTGTCTGTGGTAAATTTCCAGTTGTAGCAGAAACTATTGTTGGATACCAAGTAGCACTAGAGCTTGTGTTATCTGTAATTGCAGTATTTGTTGCATTAGTTGCAGTTCCAACAGACAAAGTAGATTGTGCTACCCAAGTAGGTGCAGAGCCATTAGACTCTAATACATATCCACTTGTACCAATACCAAGTTTAGATAATGCAGAACCAGAAGAATAATAAGGCAAATCCCCTGCTGTGTAGCTAGTTAAACCTGTACCGCCTGCGGTTGTAGGCGTTGTCTTCCAACCAATAACTTGAAGTGTTGATGAATTATCTTTATAGAATAATTTGCCATCAGTATAGTTAATAGCCAATTCACCACTAGCTAAATTGCTAGTAGATGGAGTATTCCCTGTAGTACCAGAGTTATACAGTATTATGGGAGTGTAATTGGTTTGTGCCATTTTTAGATATTAGGTGTAAAAACTTGAGGCATCCAAGGAGGAATTACAGCTTGCTTTTCTAAAGATTTTAACTGTTCTTGCAGTCTAAAGGTAATAATATTTACCCCATCTTTCATGGTTTCAGCCTCAATCCAATTAGCTACCATTTGTTCTGTGACTTGCTCAAAAGGCACTTTAATTTCTGGATTCTGAAACCACCAATTGCCTTCAGTCTCTACCTTTTTATCATCTTCAGTAGCAGTTACAAAGTATTTGGCATGAGTAATTAGCCCATTTTCAGCAGAAATTTCTGATATTTTCCATGTGATTTCCATTAGAAAGCACCTCCATTAAGTCCATTTGTGATACATCCAGTGCTAGGGTAATAGGTCAATTTGGTTGAACTGGTGTATTCAGTTGTCAAATTTCCACTGGTTTGGTTAGCAAAAAGCAAGTATCTTGTTCCTGCTGTGGTTGTGTCATCAGTCACAGTGGCATAAGCAGTTGGAGTTGTCCAGCTAGGTGCAGATGCTCCATTACTGGTTAAAACTTGCCCAGTTGTGCCATTTGCCAAGAAAGCAGTTGCTCCTGCCCCACTTTGGTAAACAATATTGCTTGCTACTCCTCCAGCCAAATTAGTAGCAGTTCCTACTGCCAGACTAGACTGAGCTGTGTATTGAGGAGCAGATGCCCCAGCAGTTAAAACATATCCTGAAGTTCCAAGGCTTAAAAAGCTAGTAGCTCCTGAGCCAGTTTGGTAAGGAATTGCTCCTGCTGTTCCACTAGCAATATTTGTTGCAGTTCCAACTGTTAGGCTAGAAGTTGCAACCCAAATTGGAGCAGAAACTGCCCCCAAAGTCATCAATAATGAGCCAGAAGTGCCAGGACTTAAATAGGCTGTAGTGGCTGACCCAGACTGGTAAGGTAGGGAATATTGAGTTGTTCCAGCTAAGTTACTAGCTGTTGTGGCTGTATTGGCATTGCCTGTGGTGTTTTGGTTAAAAGTCGGCCAAATGAATGTCCCTGTTGAGAAATTCCCAGACTGAGGAGTTCCCAATATTGGAGTAACAAAAGTAGGTGATGTAGCCAATGCTACAACTGTCCCAGAGCCTGTTGTTGAGTAACTTGTACCCCAAGCACTTCCTGTTGAATTAGATATGCCTGCACCTGGATAAACCATTGTGCTAGAGGCATTTATTGTTATTGCACTTGATCCATTATATGTAGTGCCAGAACTAAAAGTAATGTTAGTTCCAGCAGTCAGATTAGCTAAATTAGAGCCAAGTGAAATGCCTGAAATTGTGGAGTTTGTGAGTCCAGAATTAGGGATGGTTGCATTAATTTGGCTAGGTGCAATACTAATTGTGGTATTGGTTACAGATGAAACCTGACCAGATGCATTTGTAACAAATACTGGAACAGTTGAGGCAGAGCCATAAGTGCCTGCTGTGCCAACTGGAGTTATGCTAAAAGTGTATGAGCTAAGGGTTAAGCCTGTGCCTGCAAAATAACTTGCTGCACTTGCTAATTGACTCCAAGTCACAGGAGTTACTCCTAATGTTCCACCACTAGCAATGGTACAAACCCATCCAGAATTCTGCTGTGTTGAACCATTTTGAATAAATGTAAAGGCTGAAATTAAACTATTCCAAGTATTACAGTCACTTGATCTAGCCCAAGCACCTGAAGATGCTACATAAATGCCATTTTGTGATGATGTGCTCTGATTTTTGACCAAAACCCTATCATTAGCCAAAGTGGTATAGCCATCTATGGTTTGCAATCCAGATAATGTAATATTTACTGTAGTTGCAACTGCACATTCAGCCTTAATTGCATAGCCTTGGACAAACATATCCACATAGTTTTTATTAACCATGTCTGTGGGATTGCTTGGAGTTGTGCTAATTGAGCCTGTTGTGGTGCTGATATTGGTAAAAGCACCTGAAGATGGTGTAACTAGTCCAATGGAGGAGCTATTTATTGTGCTATTTGTGATTGTTAGACCACTCTGAACTGGGTTCAAAGTGGCATAAAAAGGCTGTCCTTGCCCTATAAAAGTGTTAAAACTACCATCTAAATTAAAATATGCCTGAACTGGCAGGATATTTTGGTCAGATGTTAGGGCAGGAGCACTCATAATCAATATGCAGTGCAAGTCATAACAATGACATCACCAGCAGACATATTTGTTGCAAGTCCAGTGGTAATTCCATAACCAGTCATTGTGACTGATGTGGTGCTACTAGCTGTTTGTTGCAAAAATATACCTGAACCATTGGTAACATCATTAGCAATACACATCCAACCATTTGGAGCTGGAGGTAGTGTAAGTGTCCCAGATGCCGCTCCCCCAGACCCCACAGTCACAGCAAAACAATTTGGACTAACACCCTTAATTGTGGGTGAAGTACCAAATCCACTTGCTATAACTGGCTGAGTAGAGAAAGTAGTAACAGGAACAGTGTTAGTTGTGTTTGTAAAAGCTACTTGGTTTGTCATGATTGATCTGCCACAGGCATTACATATAAAGTATTTGCTGTTCCAACTGCACTCAGATTAAATCCATTAGCAGGCACTGCAATAACAGTAGGCTGAGACATGGAAATACCAAGCACAAATGATGTGCTAGTGTTTCCTGCTGTAGGCAATACTGCTGGAGTTGGAGTGATGCTAGTAGGATTTAAAGGAGAAATTGAAATAGCAATAGGTGTAGAGCCAGTATTCAAAAATGCACAGTAGTTAATCTGGTCATTGCCAATTGGGACAATGCTCAAAGAACTACTTGCAGTTGTTGTTACTGCCACAGCATAGGTTTGCCCTATGGGTCTGTATACACTGGTATTTGCCATGATTAGACTGCATTAACAGGAATTGGACCATCACTTCTGAGCACTTCAACTAGATATGAACCTGATGCTGGAGTTGCTGACGACCCAGATGTGTTCACAAATTGAATTGTCAAAGTGTTTGTAGCAGAAACATAGTCATTTGCAATTGCAATGCCTGCTGTTTGAGCACCACCATTGAATGAAACATTGGTAACATCAGTTGTTAAAAGACCAGGTACTGTGAAACTTTGTGATGCTGATGTACCAGTTACTGCTGATGGGGTGAGTGAGGGATTTGCTAAGAAATATGCATTTACATTTCCACGCAATATTGTGGTTGAGGGCATGATTTTTCCTTTAAGATTATTAAATTGTACTGTTTAAAACAGAAAAAGCTACCCCTTTTGGGAGTAGCCCTTTCCATTTATTTAGCTTTTTTTAGCTAAAGTCATAACCATAAACATATACATCACCTGTACCAGTAGCACCAGAGGCAACTGTTACATCAACATATAAAGTTTGGTTGTTATAAGCCAAGCTAGTTGAACTAGAGTCCAAATAAGCTGTGCCTAAAACTGCTGTTGACAATGCAGAAATTTGTGCAGTTGTCAAAGCACCAAACAAGCTAGAGGGTGATCCAGCATTTGTGGTTGTAATGCCCAAGGCTGTTGTTGTTGACAAAGATACAACTGAACCAGCGTTATTCACGTTAGTAACAATCATTTCTTTGGGCAAATAAGCTGTGGAGTTGTTAACTTGCACAGGTGTAAAAGCTACAGCATTAAGGTTCACTCCTTTAGCCACAGCAATCAGGCGCAATGCCTGATTAGTTGTGACATTACTTGGGTGTGCTGAGACTGTGGTTGCTGGTCCGGGATTACTCATTTTTTAGTTTCCTTTGAATTAATGGGTTAAGCCGCGATTCTGCAAGCAAGTTCTTGGTACAGAGGTGCCCAGCCATACAACACATCCAGCCTTGTTGGGATGGAATCATTGTTGATGGTGTACTGTCGGACAACACGCATGCTCAAACCAACTTCCTTATCAGATGCTCTGCCTGCAAAATGGACTCCCTCTGGCAACTCCAAATCCGCTACCGCCAAGGTAAATGCATTTCTATGGAAAAGCATGTTCTGTGGAGACAAAACACCAGTGTTATTGAAAGGAGTAACAGTAGCTGTAGTAGAAGTAGAACCAATGATGATTGAGTTCTGGAACTGACCACCAATGATAACTGCTGGAGCAACTGTGATGTTTGTAGCTGAAGTTCCAACTGTTGTTGTGGACTGAACTACAAAGTTACGCAACTTGCCAGAGCCATAAGCCTGTCTGTTTTGTGGGTTAGTTGCATAGACACCAGCAATTTGGATTACATCACCAGCATTTAATGTGCTTGAAGATGATGCTTTGATCTGAATTGTGGAGTATTGTGACCAACCAGTTGAGAGGTAACCAACTTGAGCTGTAGTGTCAGC